CTGGTTGGCCTGGGCCTTCAGGAAGTCCGCAGACCGGCCGCCGTTCTGCCCGTACTTCAGCGGAACGGCCATGACCTTCCGGCCGCCTTCCTGCTTGTTCGACATCCCGAGCAACGGGTGGTCGCGGAAGGTCAGATCTTCGTACGAGTCGGTGTACCACTGATTGAGAACCGGCTCGACGGAGTCGGTTACGTTGGTGACAATTGCCATGAGGCACTACTCCTCAGGGCAGCTCTGGCAACCTCCGGGCAGCCTGCATTGCTTTGAGCTGCGCATCGGTGGCGGAGAGCCGCGCCGGTTGAGCCGCCGTGGGGAGTTCCCCTCCAGCGACAGCGTTGGTGATTGTGGAAATCGGCCTACGCTGCTGTGCCGCTTCGGTGCTCGGCGCCGGTGTCGCTGGCGCGTGCGTTGCGGCCGTCTGCTCTGCCGCTTTTTGTGGCGAAATGCGAGTCGCCAGGTCTCGATAGTACTCGTTGATGCCGTCCAACGCCAGCGTCGTCAACGTAAGCGCCTCCTCGGCGCTCTTCAGGTTGGCCGATGGGCGTTTTCCGTCCTTGAAAGCCTGTTTGAGGGCGGCATCGACCTGCTGGTACGCCTCCTCGGCCGCTTCCGCTCGGATATTCACGAGGTGCGGGTGCTTGTCGGGCTTGATCAAATGCTCGGCGATGTTCGCGTACGCCTGCTTGAGGGTCGCCTCGGCCTCCGCAGCCTCGCGGGCCTCCCGTTCGAGCTTCCGCTCGTCCTCGAGCGCCTTCAGGCGGTCGTCGCGCTCCTTTTCGACGCGCTGGCGCTCGGCTGCGGCCACTTCCTCCGGCGTGGGCTCGCGCCCGCCGTTGGCGACCTTGACGACGATGTCCTTCCAGCCCTTCCCGAGCATCTGGAAGGCCTTCAGGGGGTCCTCGTCGAAGGCCTTGGTGACCTCGTCGAGCTTCTGGGCGGCGGTGGAGGCGGACGCCATCTTGCCCTTGAGGTCGGCGAGCTCGGCTTCTTGCGCGCGGCGTGCCTCCCGCTCCTCGCGGAGCTGCCTGGTCAGGTCCCCGATGCGCTGAGTGACGGTGTCCGGCTTGGCCTTGAGCTTCTCGTCGTTCGGCTTGGCATCGGCGGCGGGCTTCTGGTCGCCCTTGTCGGACCCGGCCGCGGGCGTGGCCTGCGCTGGGGCCGGCGGCGTGGCTCCGGCGGCGGCGGGGGCTGCGTTCTCGGCGCGCTGGGCGGCGCGCGCGTGCGCGATCGCCGCGGCCTGGTGGTCTCCCGTACGCGGGCCCGGCTGGGCGACGCTCGGAAGGGCCCCGCCCGTGCCGGCGGTGGCGTTGATGGGGACGGCGGGCGCCGCTTCTGCTCCTGCGCTCATGATGGAAGGCCTCCTGCTTGTGGCGTTGTGCTCGCGATACCTGCTCCCGCGAGTCCTGTGGGGGGCGCCGTCTGCGGCACCGGTCCCGGGGGGGCCGTGACGGTGCTCTGGGCCTCGAGACCGCCGGCGCCGGCAGCCACGATGCTTTGCTGGGGAGCGACCGCGGGACCACCTTGGCCCCGCTTGATCAGCTCCCCGCACTTGTCGATCCAAAGGCGAAGCGGCTCGAGGTCTTCGGCCGGCGTGCCCAAGCTGCGCTCGTACTCGAAGCGTGAGTGCGCCTGCGAGAACCCAAGCTGCAGGTTCATGTAGACGTCGGGGGCCCGGAACGGAACCTCGCCCTCGAGAATCTCCGAGATGGTCCGCTCGATGTTGTTGGCGGCCGCCGTCTCGAGCTTGTCGAATGCCTTGACGTCGGGGTAGTCGATGACGCGGAGATAGTCCTCACGCGAGAGCTGCCCGGCGGCGAGCATCCGATCGGCCTGGCGGAGGCGGACGTCGGGGGCCGTCGAGAACGCCGAGATCGGGAACGCCTGCACGCGGGCCGTGTCGATGGCCAGCTTCACGTGCTCCCATTTCAGCGGCTCGCCGCGCCCGTTGACCTGGACCTTCGGCTTCACGTCACAGGCCAGGTCCATCATCAGGTCGGCGACGTCGACGCCCATGTACTCAAGGGCCTGCCCGGTACACACGAAGCGCTGGCTCTTGATGTCGCTGCGGACCTCCTCGGCGGCACCCGAGCGGACCTTGTCGGAGACGTCTCCCCGCGCGTCGTCCTCCGGGATGCCCGAGCGGCGCTGCCCCACCTGGACCTCGCGGTCCCGCTCCTGGTACATCTCGGCCGACATCGCGGCAGGTGTGGCGAACAACGGGTCCGGAGAGCCGGGCTTCTTCTGGAGGACTGCGGCGACGCGGTTCGCGAACATGGCCTCCGTGAGGCCGTTGCTCATGTCGTTGATGATCCGAGGCACGGCCATGCGGCGCTGCGCCTCCTCGATGAGCTCGTTCAGCCGATTGATCCGCTTCTGGTGGGGGGCGAGGATCTCCGCCAGCCCCTGCCCGAAGAAGCCGAAGCCGAGGTCGTTGTAGACCGCCTTCGCGAACGGGAAGTACGTCTTCTCCCAGACCTGCAGCTCCGACGGATTCAGGGCAGTAGTGCCGATGCCCACGACGTGCCCGCGCTTCGCCTTGCCGATGTGCCAGCCCTCGACCAGGGGGACCATCTCGCCGCTGTTGATGGCGGAGCTTCCGGCCAGGCCCGGGAAGGCCGTCTGCGCGCGGTAGATGGCGGCTTCGATTTCGGCCCTGCGCTGCGCCCCCTGGTCCCCGGGCGCCCCGCGCTCGAGGTACGTCTCCATGAGCCGCTGGCGGTGCACAAAGGTCCGCTGGTACAGGTTCAGCGGCTCGCCCTTGATGGCCTCCTCGTCGTCGACGAGGATTTCATCGGGCAGCACGCGCTCCGCGCAGATCCGTTTCGCATCGTTCGGATCGCCGGCATGCACCTTGATGAACGCCGAGCCCCACACCAACAGGTCCTGAAGCGCCTGCTTGATGAGCCGGTGGAGCTTGGCCCCGTAGAACAGGCCCTCGACGTAGTCCTCGGCACGCGAGCACGCCCACCGCGTCTTGAAGTCGCCACCGTCGGTGAGGTACTTGACCCAGATTCGGTTGCGCCCGAGCTTGTTGACCAGCGTCTCGATGCAGCTGCCGATCAGGTTGAAGCTCGGCGTCCGGATGTTGAGCGCATCGAGGGCGGCCCCACCCATCCCACTGCCCGAGCGTGACATCGAGAGCCCGTAGACCGTCGGCAGGTCGCGCCCCGAGAACAGGCGCGCGTAGGCGAGGTTCAGGTACCGGCGGTTGTATGACCAGACCTCGAGCGACTGCGCCACGTCCTGCATGAGGCGCGCGGCCGCATCCGGGTCGTCCTGGTTCCACCAGCGCGGACGCCCGCGATCTCTAGCCTGCGCCAGCAGCGCTTGGGAGACCATCTGGCCCCGGAGCCCCCGGGGCGCGCTGGCTCTCGATCACATCGAAGACGTCGGGGGTCTTCGGCGGATCAGGCATCAGCGCGCCTGCATTCCCGGTCAGCTCTGGGGTGGATGGTTGGGCGGCCGGCGCCGCGGGGAGAAACGAAACTCGAAGGACCTCGTCGGTACCTGGCGCATGGTATTCGAACGACGACACGCCTGCGGCGCGCAGCCGTTCGATCAGCGCTTCCAAATAGTGGGCCTCGTCGGGACGAATCATTCGTCCATCCATGGCGGTCGTCCGCCGCGCCAGCCGTAGGCGCCGACTTGGGCCACCGAGAAGCTGGCGGAGCGCCCGGCCTGGCCTCCGTCGCAGCCCCGCGCGTGGCGCGCGTCACGCTCCGATCGGCCGGCGGCGAAGCTCGCCAGCGCCCGGTCGCGGTTCGTCACGCGGGCGCGCTCCTGGGCGGCCTCGGTGCGCCTGCGCTTGGCCTTCGCGCGGCGGCGGTCGAATGGGCGCGCCTTCTTGCTCACCGCTTGCCCTTCGCAGGCATGGCGGGCGGCGTCTTGGCGGCCTCGCGCTCGGCATCCTCAGCCACCAGGCGGCGCAGGTCGGCCACGGCCCAATCGGCGGCGCGCACGGCCGCGTCAACCGGGTACCGCTCGGATGCGGAGCGGCTCTTGGTGAGCTCGCCCGCGTAGACGGCGGCCCAGATTGCCTGCTCGTGCGCTGTCTTGAACTCGATCAAGCGGCCTCCTGCCGAAGCCATCGCCAGGTAACGAACGGCGTGAATGCCGGCTGGAAGTTGGCGGCGCGGAACCACGCCAGCGCGCGCGGGTTGGCCAGCAGCACGGCGAACTTCACATGCGGAACCGCCCCCACCCGCTCGAGTAGCCGGCGCCCGACGCGCATCCGGCGCCAGGGACCGGACACGTAGAGCCACGCCACCACCGTCGTTCCCCGGTCGTCCTTGCCGTGGGTGACGTATCCCATCACCTCACCCGGCTCGCCGGGGACGTGGGCGACGGTGGTCTCCATCTCGCGCTGAATGCCGTCCCACACCTGCCGGGCCAGCCCGAAATAGACGTCGTTCGGCATCCCCTTGGTGTACGGATTGTCCCGCATGCCCATCAGGAAGGCCTTGTTGATCAGCGGCTCGTCGCTCGGGCGCGCCTCGCGGAAGGAGACCTCTACCTGGCCTTCGCTTTCCGGTGCGACAGCTACGCTCACGGTTGACAAATAGGGGACCATGCGCATGTTCGCCTGTCAACGGAATCCGAGGCCGCGTGTCCGAATTTCGTTTCGGGCGACGTAATGTAATACGTTATGCCGTCCCCGTTCTTTCGTACGCCGTGTCCTCGACCCATCGCCAGTACCAAGGCTCTGACTTCCCATCGCCGCCCAATTCATTCCAGGCGTCGTTTAGCCATGTGCAGTACGACGCGAATCGCGACACTTCCTCCGCCGTCCTTGGGATGATCAATCGGACGCGGCGCCAGCGACGGATGCAGAAGCTCAGATCCCAGCCGTTGTCCCAATTGGACGCCGTCATCGGTTCAATATAGCTCGCTCGGCCCATCGGGCACGATGTTGTCGAGGTCTTGTTCGTACCAAGGCGGCGCCTCGGCCGGGTTGTCGTCGTCCTCGAAGCCGCGCTGCTCTTCCTTGGGTGGCGTCGGCGCCTCGGTGGAGGCATCGAAGTACCCCTGGGACGCATAGCGGGCGGCGTCCGCGGCGTCCGGGTGGTTCTCGGACGACCACTCGTAGGTGCCCTTCTCGCGCTTGTCCTTGTCCCACTTCGTCGTCAGGAAGTCCCCCTCGAGGTCGGACCCGATCATGCAGAACAGGCGCGCGGCCTTGAGCAACGTGTTCATGCGCTCGACCTGGCCCTTGCGGTCGGCCTTCTTCGCGGCCTCGAGCACGTAGACGCCGAAGTCGGTGGTGAAATTGTCGATGGCCATCTTGGAGCCACCGAAGTCGAAGTAGTGGTTGACGTGCCCGAACAGCCGGCGGACCTGGTCAAGCGGCGGCCCGAAGCTCGAGAAGGCACCGCCGTGGTCCTTGATGCTCGCGAACTCGTAGACCTGATAGATCTCCTTGTGCTTCGAGCTCCACCCGAAGACCTGGACGACCATCCGATCGAACTTCCCCGTGTCGCCACCGACGCAGAAGAACTCGCAGCGGTCGGTGATCTCCTTCGGCGCGATGCGGATGGTCCACTTTCCGAGCGGGTCAACCTCCGTTGTCCCGGGCTGGAAGCCGTTGCGGTGCTTGTCGTATCGGAAGGCGAGCGCCGTCGCGTCGAAGGTGATGATGCCCTTCCAGTCGCGCTGGACACCTGGGTCGTCCTCCGTGAGCCCGGTGTCGAGGAGGTGGGACGCGAGTTCACCCGCCGGGTCCTTCATGTGCGGGTTGTCGAGCATGGACCAGTTGTGGCGTGGCCAGCGAGCGGCCTCCCACTGCTTCCAGAAGTAGCCCGACGGCGTATCGGGGATGGTCCCGCTGAGGATTAGGCGCCCCTTGCCACCGTCGGAAAGTGCGGGGGGAAGGATCTTCTCGGTGAGCTGCTTCAGGACGGCGCTGCTCTGGTCCTGGCACTCGTCGATGATGGCCAGTGTCAGCTTCTGGCCGAGTTCGGTGATGATATGGCGGAGATCGTCCGTGCCGCCGAAATAGACGTGCGCGCCGTTCGCGAACGTCGTGACCAGCTCGGTGCGGTTATGGGTGCAGTCGATGCCCCATGCGTCGCACAGGCCGATCCATGTGTCCGTCCAGATGGTACGCTTCGCCTGACCCTTCGTGATGGCCAGGTAGACGGAGTTGCTGCCGGGGTTACCCATGGCCGTGGCCAGCAACAGCGCGGCCATCGCGTAGGTCTTTCCCGCGCGACGGCTGCACATGACTAGGACGCGCCGAGCCGTTTCGTTCAGCAGGGCAAGTTGCTTGGCGTGCCCGTTCGCGACCGCGATCAGGCTGAAGAGCGCGGCGCGTGCGCGGTTCCGCTCGAGTTGTCGCCGGCGGATCTCGGCGCGCGCCTGGGCCTTGGTGACGTTGAGCTTCAGAGGTTCGTCAGGTACGCGGCGCCGGCGGCGACGTCCCGCTTCGCTGCCTCCAGTTCGGTTTCCGCCGCTTCGAGTTCCTCGGTTGCCGCCGCCACAGCGGCCTTTGCCTCGGCGACACGATTCCGAGCGCGTCTTACGCGGAGGCGCGCCGCGGCCCATTCCTCGTCGGTCATCTCGATGGGCTCGACCGGCGGCGTGGGCGGCGGATCGTAGCCGAGGGTCTTCTCGATCGAGAAGGGCCCGGCCAGCCCAGCCGGGGCCGTCGTCGCGATATCAAACGGAGGCAACCCATTCGACGCCACAACCTTCAGCAGGTTCGTCGGCATCTCGCGCGGCGGGCGCCCCTCCATCTCGGCCACGGTGTTCTCGGCCTCCTGGACGGACATCCCCGAGGCGAGTAGCTCGTAGCGGAACTTCGCGCTTGCCTGGCTCTCCTGGTTCGCGACGGGCGGAACCTCGGCGGGCGGCGGCGCCTCCTCCTTCGGGATGCCCGGCCTGTTCCGGCGGACGGCGCCGCTCTCGATGGCGGCAAGCGTCTCCAGTTCCTGCTGGGCGATTCGTTGGGCGTCGGTCATGTCTCCTCGGCTTCCGGATCGTCTGGACAAACTGCCACCAACGCGCCGTTCACCGACTGGATCGTCGTGGCGAACTCGACGATGGCTTGGCGCAGCTTCTGCTTCGTCGAGATGTCTCTCCACACCCACTCGGACATCAGCTTGGACCACGCCTCGATGGCTTGGTCGGCGGCGACAGCCACGCGCTTCTTCACAGGTCATACCCCCAGGCAATCGCGTCCTTGCCGCACCAGTCGACGTTGACCGGCCTGGCGTCGAAGCTGTGCTCGGGCGCGAACACCGGAGCGATCGCGTCGGCGTCAATCCCGCCGAGTTTCGAGTCGGTCACCACCCGCCGCCCCGTGATGTACTCGACGAGGATGTCCGCCCGCATGCAAGCACCGGCGAGGCGGGCGTGCGCGAGCTGGCGCGACATGAAGCCTGGCGGCGGGTCGGCGATGACGTGCTCGTCGAAGTCGCCGCGCCAGAAGTCGAGCAGGTTGGTCAGGCCGCGCTTCCAGGCGGTGCGAGCGCGCTCCACGGCGTCATTCACGGAAACGACCTCCAAAGCATGGCTTCGAGTTGGCCACGCCACTGCTGCATTGGGCTGTCCATGCCGGCATCGCGGTGCCGATCCGCCGTCCTGGCTCTTGCGGCTGCGCGCGCCTCGGCCATCGTCCGGTACGTTCCCGGAAGTGGTAGCTCGACGAGAATGCCGTCCTCGTAGAGCAGGCAGTCCCCGGCCGGCCTGGCAACGATCTCCAGCGCGGTTCCGTCGGGCGCGGTCGCGATCTGTCTCATTCGTCGTCCTCTTCAAGGATCATCTGATCAAGTTCCGCGTCAGCGAGCGCTGCCATGTGCCGGTAGTTGACGCCCGCCATCGCCACGTTGACGAACCTCTCGTGCTTCTCTTTCAGCGCATAGAGCTCTCGGCGGAGCCTATCGTTGTCAGCGACCAGCCTCTTGCGTCGCTCTAGTTCGGCGCGCGCCAGTTCCTTGGAGATCCTCATGTCGGCCTCTCGCAGAGGTATCCGACTCCATCGGATAGAATGCCGATGCGAGATCCGCATCCGAAATAGCGATACGATCCGAATTCACGGCCCAGCACGATCGCCTTCAGTTCCTCAGCGGAGACTTCGAAGATGATCACCGCGCCTTGCCCTTCTTCCGCTTGGCCTTCGGCTTCTCGACAGCCGCCAGCAGCTTCTGCTCCTTCGCCTGGGCCGCCAGCAGCGCCTGCGACTTCTCGGCAAGCTGCGCCTCCATCGCCCCAATGTGCGCCATGGCTCCGTCCACGATGGCCCTGACGTTCGTCACGTCCCGCACGACGTGCTTGGCCATACCGCGAACCGCGTCCAGCACTTCGAGGTTCCACCCTTCGACGTCGGCCCGCTTCATGTCGGACGAGAGCGTGTTGTCGAAAGCCTCGCGCTCCCGCTCGCCCTGGCCGCAGTACCAGGCGATCACCTTGGTCCCCTTGCCGGCCGTCGTGTGGAGGCAGGCGCGGCCCTCCATGCTCATCCGCTGGGCGTAGACCGAGGCGCCCCCGCAAGTCGGGCAGGTGAGCGGCTTGCCCACCTCCGAGAGCGTCGGTAGCTCGCTCCGGTCAAGCACCTGCGCCATGGACAGGCGCTCGACGGTACCGGGGGACATCTCGCCTTCGGTCGCCACGGCAGCGCGCCGGTCGGCCTCGTTCAGGGTCTCGGTGACGCTCATCGTCGCTTCGTCTTTCGCTTGGGTGGTTCGTTGAGGGCCCGGATCACGTAGTGGCCGGCCTCTTCGTCGAGGCGGTAGTCGACCACCTTGACGCCGGCGCGGCGGGCGTCTCGGATGGCCTTCTTCAGGCGCTCGCGACCGCCCTCGCCGGCCAGGATGCGCATGAACTTGTAGACCGGGAAGCGGGCAGCGCGCTTCGCTTCCTTCTCGCGGCGCTTGCGGAGGATGTCCGACTCGCCGTCGTCGGGGCCGATGGCGGCGCGGATGTCCGGCATGGCGTCGACGGTAGCCGGCGGGAACGTCTCCAGCTTCTCTAGCTGCCCATCGGTCAGCCGCATCACCTTGATGACGTGCTCGTTCCGGTCTTCGTCGGCGTACACGTCGAGCACCTTCTGGCCGCGGCGCTTCGCCTCGGCCAGGAAGCTGGTCAGGTTCGTATCGACGCCGTCGGGGCCCGGGACGCCCGAGCGGACGATCCGGATGAAGCCGTGCTTGGGCGGCGGCTTCGGCTGCGCCAGGCTGGCGACGACCGCATCCGCGGCGGACCTGACTGCCTTCCCGGCGGAACCATCTTCGATGGCCTCGGCAAGCTGCTGCGCGGCTGACGCACGAAGCCGGTCGCGGATCTCGTCGCGGGTCCCCTCTCCCACCACGTCCGCGATGGTGTCTGGGTTCGGCGTGGTCTCGTCGTCGGTCATCGTGTCGCCTTGTCGCAGAGCAACCGCGGCGTGACCGTACCGCGGAAAATGGAATACCCGCGTCCCATCTCGGGCACGGCGCTCACCTCGGCGCGGCCGTCGACCTCGTAGCGCCGGACGTGGTCTGCCATCTGCTCATTCAGGTAATCGAGTGCATCCGCGATCGCCAGCGAGTTGATCTCTTCGGCTCTAAGAGCGCGCGCGAAGAACCATCGGTGTGTCCTCGGGTCGATCTGACCGCAGCCTTCGCATCGGTCGTAGTCGTTCTCGTCACCGATGAACTTGTGGATCTTGCCGTCATCGGCGCGTACGTCGAACTCGCCGAGCCCAGGCCAGATGCTCACGACAGTCCCATCGACGGAGCCATTCTTGAACCGCTCGCCGAGCTGGCGCTCGATTTTCGTAATACGCCGATTTCCTTCGTCATCACTTGATTTGCCGCGTTGCTCGGGTGTAACCGGTTCCGACAAAGCGTCAGCGCACAAGACAGAGGGTTCGAACGACATCAGTTCCCCTTCCCGTTCGCCGCGATCCACTCCAGCACCGCTTCCGGCGCGTCCTTCAGGTCCACCCCGCCGGCGTCGGGCCCGATGACCTTCAGCACCTCGAAGAACAGCCGCGCGGCCGCGCTGTCGGGCGCCTTCGAGTAGATGCTCGTGCCGCCTTCCTTGTCGGCCTTCTCGAGTTCGATGCCGCACGCGGCCTTCTTCATCGCGCGGATCACGTCGGCGCAGTCGTCCTCCGTCACCGCCTCGTTGATGGCCTTGCGCCACCGTGCGGTTTGATGGCCTCCGAGGGCCCCGCCGCCGCCCGACTCTCCTGGTTTCCAGGGGTTCAGGTTCGCGAGCGACTTCGGGTTGACTCCGCGCTTCTCGTCTCTGCCGTCCACAGAATTCAAGATGTCCCTCCTGGTAATACGTTGTCAACGTCGTTGTCGCCTTCGGGCAACGATTCTTGCTCGGTGGATTCTGTATTACATTGCGGCGTCCACGCTTCCACCGCGGCGCGGATGGCGGCGCTCTTGGTGCGGATGCCTGCCTTCCCGGCCTTCTCGAGCAGGGCCTCGCGCTCGCCGGGGGACAGGCGCACGGTGGTGGCTGAAGTTTCGGAGCGGCGGTGGTTGTGGCGGCCCATGTGGCTTACGTGCCCCGCTCTCGTGGTTTGCCGTCCGGGATTGATTCGGCGGTGATGTCGTGGTGATCCTGTGACATCAGCACCCGCCACTCGTCGGTTGCGAGCGCGAACGCATCGCTTCCTGTGCTCGTATCGGCCCACTCTGGCCACTTCTCGCGATCGCAACCGAATTTGCGCAGGAAGAGAAGCACGAGCTTCCCAGGCGCCGTCAGCCATGCGCACTGCACCGACGAGCCATGCTCAAGCAGGTCCACGTGGCTCAAGACGTGCGCGGCGAACTCGACGGCGAGCGCGGGAAGGTCCCCCATCGGCTCGTAGAAGCCGGACGCGCGCGCGAGCGGCACGGGGGCTCCCGTCCGGCGCTCCTCGTCGCGCTGCCTATCCCACGTGTCGGTTATGTCGAGTGAGCGCCCAAGGATGTCTCGAACGAGGCCCCACAACTCGTCACTGCTGCCGCATCCACAGATCGGGACTCGTTGGAGTGCTGACCTGATCTCAAGCTCTCGGCGCTTGATACTCACGGCCGCCCCGCAATCTCCCAGCACACGCAGCGGCACTTCCCGAGATGGCCTTGGCGCAGGTTGCAGGTGGCGATGACCGTGCCGTCGGCGGTCTTGATGGGGGCGTTGCAGGTCGGATCGGGAGTCACGGTGCCACCGGGAGCGCGCGGATGACGGCACCCATCTTCGCAACCCACGGGTCCGCTCTCTCCTCGCACAGCAGCGCCGCATCTGTGCGCATTTCCTCGCGGGCGCGCTGGGCGACGCGCTCGAGCCGTTCCATCTCGTTACTCGGCTCACACAGCAAGCACTTCCCTTCCCTGCCCATTGAGCACACCACTAAGACGTCGCCCTCGTGGCCAAGCAGTTCCAGCGCAGTCTTCATCGCTTCCTCCTATCGCGTTGCCATCTGCCGTCGGCGCCGCGCACCCACGGGCCGAACTCGCGGGTAAGTGCCTGGTCAGTGCCTATTTCGACCATGACGATCGTCTCGATCTCGTCGGTACCAAGCGGAGCCCGCCGCGGGTCCGACTCAGCCGGGTAGACCCGCGCCGGCTTCGCGCGCTTGGCCTTCACGGCAAGTACCTCAGCGCGAGGCCGTTGATCAGGACGTGCATCACGTTGTCCGCGATGATGAGCAGCCACACCGCCAGCCAGGCGGGACGCTCCGATGGATATCCCGTCGCCTTGCAGTTCTCCCACGCGAACGGCCCCGTGTACGGTCGCCATGCGGTGAACATCGGACCGAAAACGATGTTCTTCGCCCAGCATACGAACCGCGCGAGTCGCCACCGGTCGATCACGAAGTGCGTACCTACAATGACGGCCAGCGCGGGCATCGACGGGCGCAGGAATAGGAACGGCAGCGCGTAGGTGACGACGTGGGCGAGCGCCGCCATGGAACGCTTCGTCTTCTCGGTCGCCATCCAATCGGACTGGATGACGTAGTCGCCGATCGCGTGGCACAGCAGCTGGTCCCCGGTGATCACTTCACCATCTCCCGTCTCCGCGTCACCGTCGTCTCGTCGGCCGCGGTGTCGTCGTCGATGAGCGCGTAGAGGCGGCGCTCTGGAATTGCGTTGACGAAGCAGTAATGCCCGTCCCTTGCGGCGGCGAACCAATCGAACTTCGTCGGCCCCATCAGCTTACACGTCGGACAAATCAACTCCCGCGGATCCAGTCGCGACAACAAAACACGGTCTGTCTTGCCGGTCTCCGCATTCGGCCTCAACTCGACGCACATCCCAGGCCTGAGCTGGCCGGCGTCCGTCACCAGCTTCCACTGGTAGCGCGTCATGGATGGCCACCATCGGTCAACCAAGAGCGTCCTTTTTCGTGCCCGCAGTCGCACGGCTTCAATGTGTTCTGGCCGTAGACAACGCGATCACACGTCGGCGCATGCTCGCCATTCGCCTCACCCGCCATCCCGTCGAGCGCCAGGCGTTCTAGGTAGTCGAGCGTCGACTTGCCCAAGACGCGCATGGTGAATTCTCGGTCAGGAGGACACGGCCTTTTCTCGTGCAACCAGCACGTTTCGCAGCAGTCGCATGCCGGCTGCTTGCAAGCGGTGTCTTTCTTGCACTGGATAGGCAGCCGCGCCGCCCGTACGTCCGCGAGCAACCGGCGAAGTGCGTCCGCGGCGGTCATGCCGCCTCCTGTTGCTGCCTGAGCCTCGCGAGCCGCGCCGCCCACGTCTCGGGCGGCTTCGGTCGCCGGTATTCCTTCCGCGTCGGAAGGCGGGCGCTTAGCGAGGTCGGCATAACGTCCAACGTCGGCGTCACGTATCCGGGAGCTGCCTGCTCGGCCGCCAGGCAGTCGTCGCACGGCCAAGGCGCCGCTCCGCCGGTCGGCTTGACCGACCAGCCGGCGCCGCGGCGGTCGGACTGGTGGCGGGCGCAGAGCCACGCATACGTGCTGATTCCGCCGTTGCTGATCTCGCAGACCGGAGTCATTTCAGTTCCGCCCCATCCCCGAGATCCCGAATCAGCTTTGACACATCGGTAATCGGCGCGGCGATCTGCTTCGGCGGTAGCACGCCACCAATCGGAACGGGGACGGCGCCGTATCCCATCGACCCCAGGAGCGGACGGCCGGAGTCGCCGTAGTCGCTCTTCTCGACGTACGCCGCGTAGAGCTCCTCGAACTTCTTCCGCTCCCACACGAGCTGAGGAACGGTCTTGTTGCAGAGCTGAACCCACCCGCCCATGTTCCTGACGATCGCGTTGACCAGCGAACCGAAGTCGACCGAGTCGGTGTAGTCGTATCGGTTCATCGCCCACACAACAGCCTCCCATGCCTGCGCCATTCGGAACGTCAAATCCTTCGCCCCACCCTTGCCTGCGAACGCCAGCAACTCAGCAGGAGAGGGCATGAACTTGCACTCCGACAGCGCCCTCCCGAGAGCCGTTCCGACCTCGTCGGCGGTGAGCACTTTGAGCGCAATCAGGTAGCCTTGCGCCCCCGCCTTGGTCAGCGGCTGCCTCGGAGGGAGCGTCTCCGATAGCGTCGTGACAGCGACGGCGATGGCTTGCTCAGTGTTCATCGGGTTGGTCATGGTTCGGCTTTCGGTGCGAGAATCTCGGCGAATACGTCTCGTGTGGATGGGCGCTGGTCACGGCGAGGTGGCCCGTTCGCCCTGGCTTCGACCTTCGCCTTCGGAGCCCGGAAGCCGTTGAATCCCTCTACGAACCACTTCCATGGGTGCCGCGCCTTCACGCGCCCTGGTGATTCGTCAGCAAGGTACTCGGCGATCATCTCGGTCGCGAGAAGCTGGGCCGCTACGCGCTCGTCGAACGGCAGAGCCTCGAGAACGTCGCCCAACTGGCCGATCGACTTCGAATCGCCCTCACCTTGCCCGTAGGTGAGACGCTGATACTTCCCGCTCCATTGCCGAGAGAACCGCGTGAACCAGTCCCAAGCAGACCACATACCACCAGGGATCGCGGGCGCGGGCGGCGCTTTTTCTGCTTCTGCTTCTGCCTCTGCATGGGCGACATCCGCGACGTTTTGCGACACTTGCGACATACTCGGAATCACGTCGTTTTTCGCGACAGCCCGCTTTGCAGCGATCCGTAC